GGAAGTATCAAAGACTTTTGTTGGTTCTGGTGTAAAAACAAATGAAACGGATTGAAGAAATTTATGAGTCAACCGTTGTTGAGCGGGATGAACATAAGAAATCTAAGCAATATAAACGGCTTTCGCCTAAGATGAAGGATGCCGTAGACGATTTGTTTAAGAAAATGGATGCGAAACCTTCAGATTTCCTAAATAGTTTCGAAACAACTATAACCGATATATCTAAGAAATATAAAGTCCCTGAGAAGGAACTTCTTGGATATTTCGAAAAAGAAATGTTAGCGATCTAGGAGAGATAGATGTCATTTGTAACGACAACATTAAGAGATACGATTGTGAATGCACCAGCTGCTGGTGGTATCGTAACGGTAAAGGCAATCTTTGATAATGATACTGCTGACAATCTTATTCTTAATGCAGACACCCCTTCTCTTTCTGGATTTGCAAACGGTTGTAAGTTAGACCTGTCCCGTGCTTGGTGGGCCCTCACTCAGGGTACTGCTGCAGCAAACACTGGTGATTTGATCATTAAGTTTATCGGTTCTTCGACAAATGTAGTTGCATTACAACTTGCTGGTACAGGACACTATGATGGTTCTGCTGGACTAATCAAGGGAACTGCAACAAATACGACTGCAACATCCTCTGATATCAACGGAGAAACAAGGGGCACTTCTGGGTTTGTTATTTTAGAATTTAAAAAAGACAACGCTTGGACGGCATAAGGATAGAACAATGAAGTTATTTTCAGAGACAGTAGAAGATGTAGAATATATCACTGAAGCAAAAGAGGGTGGTGGTAAGGACTACAAGATTCGTGGCATTTTTATGCAGGCTGACATCAAGAACCGTAATGGTCGGGTGTATCCTATGGAAATACTTAATAAAGAAGTTACTAAATATAATAAAAATTTTATTAAAGAAAAACGTGCATTTGGTGAACTGGGGCATCCAGACGGGCCAACCGTCAATCTGGAGCGTGTATCCCATATGATTACGTCTTTGGAACCAGAGGGAAAGAATTTTATTGGAGAGGCGAAGATTATGTCTACGCCTATGGGTGAGATTGTGAAAAGTCTTATGGACGAAGGTGCAAAACTAGGTGTTTCCTCACGGGGAATGGGTAGTTTAGACGAAAAAGGTGGCGCAAGCTATGTGCGGGACGACTTCTATCTCGCAACAGCAGCAGACATTGTTGCTGACCCTTCCGCACCAAACGCTTTTGTTGAGGGTATTATGGAAGGTAAAGAGTGGGTTTGGGACAACGGAGCGCTGTTGGAATCGGAAATGGTAGAGATGAAAAAAGAGTTTGATGTGAAGCAACGTCAAAGGAACGCAAATAAGGAAGCTTTAGCATTCGCAAAGTTTCTTAAAAGACTTTAATTTATAAATAATCAATACACAGGTAAGGAGACCCCTATGTCAGAATTAGAACAAACAATTGAAGAGTTGGAAGCGGAAGTGCTTGCAGAACTCGAAGAAGCAAGTGATGCCCAGACTAAGGGTGCTACTCCTGCTGAACCAAAGAAGAAAATTGGTAAAGAAACACCCGGTGGCGAAGTTGCCGATGTTGGTGGTGCTGATCCAGAAGCCAAAGTCGAAAAAGGTGCTGATGAAGATCGTGACGAAAAGGCAATTGGCAAGAAGGCCGCAGCTGCTGCAAAAGCAGTTTCCAGTGATGCACAACAGAAGGGCGCTGGTAAAGCAGACGGTCCTCAAAAACTCGCTGCTGGTCATGTACCAGAAGGCGAAGTTGTTGCTGAAGCAAAGAAAATGACTAAAGCACAGGCGCTAGAACAGATTGGAAAGATGAAGAAAGGCGAAATTGAAGAAATGCTCGCATCTCATGAATCCAGTCTTGCTGAAGCAGATAATGCTAAGACGGAAGAAGAGTTAAAAGCTCTTGAAGATGCCAAATCAGAAATAGAAGAAAAAATCAAATCTATTAGTGTCAAGGAAGACGTTGCCGCTCTCGTAGATGGCGAAGGTCTTTCTGAAGAGTTTAAGAATAAGGCAGCAACAATCTTTGAAGCTGCTGTTAAATCAAAAACCCGTGAGGAAATCACTCGTATTCACGAAACAATGACTGGCGAGTTTGAAGTAAAACTGGAAGAGTCGGTTGATACTCTTACAGAAAAAGTAGATACATATCTCAACTATGTTGTAGAGGAATGGACGAAAGAGAATGAGTTGTCAATCGAGCGCGGTTTGAAGGGCGAGATTGCAGAAGACTTTATCTCTGGACTGAAACAGTTGTTTGAAGATCACTATATTGATGTGCCGAATGAGAAATATGACGTTCTCGAAGCACAGTCTGAGAAGATTAACGAACTAGAAGAGAAAGTTAACTCTGTTATGGAGCAGAATGTTGCTCTTACACAGGTTAAGTCACAACTAGTTCGTGAGCAGGTCATTTCTGAGGTTTCCGAAGAGTTGACCGATACTGAAATTGAGAAGTTCAAGTCTCTAACAGAAGATGTTGACTTTGTTTCGGAAGAGTCCTTTCGCGCAAAACTCCACACCTTAAAGGAAAGTTATTTCCCGAAAACGATTGTTGAACAGACTTTTGATGATGAAGATGGTGGCACCGCACAGGACATTGATACGACTGGCGCTATGACAGCGTATATGTCGGCAATTAGTCGTAACAAAAAACGTGCCCAATAACCCAATAATATTATAAACAGATGTAAATTATAAAGGAGAAACTAATGTTTCAGACAGAACATCTACAAGAAAAGTGGCAACCAGTCCTAGAACACCCCGATCTTCCAAAGATTGAGGATTCTTACAAGCGGGCAGTTACTACTCTCATCTTAGAGAACCAAGAAAAAGCAATGAAAGAAGACCGTGGTTTTCTTTCGGAAACCGCGCCAGTCAACAGCATGGGTGGTGGTCAGATGGATACATGGGACCCAATTTTGATCTCCCTAGTTCGTCGTGCAATGCCTAACCTGATCGCTTATGACGTTTGTGGTGTGCAACCAATGACTGGACCAACTGGTCTTATCTTTGCGATGCGTTCCTCACTCGCCTCACAAGACGGTGCAGAAGCTCTCGTTGATGAGTCATTCCCTGATACATCCAACCAGAACGCTGCTGGTACAATCGGTGGTGGTGATATTGCTACTACTGAAACTAACCCATCAGTTCTTAATGATTCCCCAGCAACGGCTTATACCTCTGCAACTGGTATGACACGCAGTCAGGCTGAAGCACTTGGTGATAGCGGTACAAACGCTTTCGCTGAAATGGCCTTCAGTATTGAAAAGTCTACGGTTACTGCCGTTTCTCGCGCACTCAAAGCAGAGTACACGATGGAACTTGCACAGGACTTGAAGGCAATTCATGGTCTTGACGCCGAGACAGAACTTGCTAACATTCTCAGCACAGAAATTCTTGCTGAAATCAACCGTGAAGTTATTCGTTCTCTGTATGTTACAGCTGTTGCGGGTGCTCAGGTTAACACAACTAACGCTGGTATCTTTGATCTGGACACCGACTCTAATGGTCGTTGGTCAGTTGAGAAGTTCAAAGGTCTTATGTTCCAGATTGAACGTGATGCCAACGCGATTGGTCAACAAACTCGTCGCGGCAAAGGTAACATGCTGATTGTTTCGGCTGACGTTGCTTCTGCCCTTCAAATGGCTGGTGTTCTTGATTACACACCTGCTCTAAACAACAACCTCGCAGTTGACGACACATCTTCCACATTTGCTGGTACGATGAATGGTCGCTTCAAGGTTTATGTTGACCCATATGCCGCTAACGTAGCTGCTTCGCAGTACTATGTTGCTGGTTATAAGGGCACATCGCCTTACGATGCTGGTTTCTTCTATTGCCCATACGTTCCCTTACAAATGGTTCGTGCGGTTGGTGAGAATTCCTTCCAGCCTAAGATTGGTTTCAAGACCCGTTATGGTCTTGCTGCTAACCCATTCGCTGGTGCGGGTGCGGTTGCTGCTGGTGACACGGTTAATACCGATGCTTCACTGGATGCGAACACCAATGCTTGGTATCGTAGAGTCAAAGTATCCAATCTCATGTAAGATTGGTTTCTATAATAAGAAACTTAACTAAAAAACTTAGAGGGTGCCCGAAAGGGTGCCCTCTTTTTTGTTATAAATACATACATAGATATAAACAAATAATATAGGGGAAAAATATTATGTCGTATGTTGTTACTTCTGTTCGAGTTCGACCCAATACTGGAGTTGCTTGGTATTCTACGAGTGACGGGTTTAAAAGTTATGTTACAACGAATTTTACTGATCGCGGAACCAGAACATCAACAAGCAAGTCTGTGAGTGATGATGGATTAACCCAAACAATTGTAACAAGCTATCCTAATGAGGCGGCATATAATGCCTTTAAAGGTGATTCGGCGGTGGGAAATGCCTTTAATACTCGCAAAACTTACTATACAGACAATAATATAACAAACACAATAACAAAAACAGAAAGTTGATAGTATAAGTAATATGGCAACTGCACAATCACCACTCGCGAGGCAACCAGACAAGTTAGACTATGCAAGTCCGACTCAGTTTCGATTTGGTATCAATCAACTTCCAAAGGTTGAGTTTTTTACCATTAATGCAAACTTACCTGGCATTGATGCTCCAACAATAGATTTTGCAACTCCCTTTAAAAATATTCCAATTATGGGTGATAAACTTACATATGAAAATCTTACTATCACGTTTATTGTTGACGAATACCTAGAGAAT